GCAACAGATACATTTAAAATTGCTCTGTACACAAGCTCGGCAACTTTGGATGCTACAACAGGTTTGTACAGCTCAACTACTAACGAAGTTCCTAACGGTAGTGGATATACAACGGGCGGTATAACACTATCTGTTTCTGTTGCACCAACATCTACAGGTACAACAGCGTTTTTATCTTTTGCGTCTCCTGTTACTTGGTCAAGTGCGACATTCAGTACAGCAGGTGCTTTGATTTATAACTCTACGCAAGGTGGTAGATCAGTTGCTGTTCTTTCTTTTGGTTCTACAATTACTGTTACTGGTGGCGATTTCAACATCATCTTCCCAACGGCAGCGGCAGGTACAGCGATCATTCAGATTGCATAAGGGAGAAACCTCATGGCATTAATACTTGCTGATCGGGTTCAAGAAACCACAACAACTACTGGCACGGGGGCCGTCTCTCTTGCTGGTGCTGTTTCTAATTTTCGTGCGTTCTCCAGTGTACTGAGCGATCAAGACACAACATACTACGCAATTGTAGGGTCTTCGGTTTGGGAAATTGGATTAGGAACTTACAACACATCCGGCAACACGTTGTCTCGCACAACTGTTTACTCAACCTCAAGCGGTACAACATCGCCTTTGACTTTGGCGGCTGGTACATACAATGTTTGGATTGACGCTGCGGCCACACCTATGGTGTTTAAAGACGCTGCTGGTACTATCCCTAGCCCAACATTCTCAGGCACTATTTCTGGTCAACCAATCGTAGCAACCACAAGCTCGTTGGCTCCTCAGATTGTGACTGTAGACTTTGGCAATACAGGTAATGAATACAACCTTACAACAACTGCTACGCAAACGTACGGCACGATAGCTACATCTGCGGCTACTGGCACGGGTTCTGTGGCTACATTGACGTTTGCAACTCAAACGATTGCAATTCCTGTAGGTACAACAATTGTAGTAGCGGGTGTAACGCCAGCAGGATATAACGGCACTTTTGTGGTTACGGCATCAACGACTACAACTGTGTCTTACGCCAATAGCACAACTGCGGCGCAGTCAGTAGCAGGCACCATAGCACCCCAGTTGGCGCTTATTAGTTTTGCAACCCAGATAGCGTCTAATCCTATTTCAGTGGGCACTAAGGCACATCTTAGTGGTATTGTAGCGACCAATGCAACAATTGCGACTACAGCAACGTCTAGTACGGCTTCAACAGCAACAATTTCTTTTGCGGCACAAAGTATTGCACCACCCGTAGGCTCAATAGTGACTGTTGCAGGCGTAAACCCCACCGCTTATAACGGTGTGCACATTGTAACGGCCTCAACTACAACATCGGTTACTTACGCTACGGGCGCAAATCCCGGCGCACAAGTTGTGGCTGGAACTATTGCGTTTAACTACAACGGCACGTACACCATCAAAGCTTCTACGCAGTCATCCATTTATATTGAGAGCTTGGCATCTGGCGTACAGACAACTGCGGGCACTTATGTTGGCGGCAACTTTTACGGTGAGTTTAGCCAAAGCGCAACTACAACTTTATCGAGTGCATTGTTTAATTCGCTTACGTATTTAACAGCTCTTCCTAACGCCGCTACCCAGCCTATTATTTTGTATAGTCAAGGTGTAGGTACTGGTGTAAACTCGTTTGGTGATGAGTATGAAATGGACAACTTAGTGATTGCAGCACAGCCTATAGCTGGCGCAACAGGAACAACCTCACCAAACGTGAATTTGTACATAACCGCAACCCCCGGCCCAATCGCCGGAATTCGTCAAATCGCTTTAAAACTTAACTAGGAGTTTCATCATGGCAATTATTCAATCTGGTTTGTCCGGCACGTCTTTGATGACGGTAGACCCAACACTGACCGCAGCCCGTACATCAATCCGTCCAATTGAACAACTGGGTACATACCAAGTTGGTCTTCTTACTGGTGCGTTTACTGGTGTAGCCGCTGGTGGCCCACTCTTTTCAATGCGTTTTGTGGCTGGTACTGTTGGTACGCAACCTCAAATTGCAATTATCCAGAAGCTTACAATCAACTACGTTTTGACCACTGGTTTTACTACGGCGCAGCAAATTGGCTTTAGCGCTTTTGTTGCGCGTAGCTTTACTGCTTCGGACACTGGCGGCTCGTCTGTCACTCTGTCCGGCAACAACAACAAGAACCGTACCGTAATGCCTACTTCGCAGATTAGCGTGTCAGGTGATATGCGTATTGCTTCTACCGCTGCTTTGACTGCTGGTACTAGAACGCTGGACACCAATGCCTTCGCTGTGACTAATGGTTGGGCGGGCACCACACTGTTAACAACAGGCGTAGTCCCATTGCAACAGGTGGAAATGTATCAAAACGGCGGTAATGAGTACCCAATTATTCTGGCAAATAACGAAGGTATTGTTATTACCAACGCTGTTGCGATGGGTGCTACTGGTGTAATGACTGTTGCTGTTAACATTGAGTGGACTGAGTCTGGCTCTACTGCCGCTGGTATTGCATACTAATCCATGAAGGAATAGGGATATGGCACTTGGCTTTAATCCGATTTCGGCATCGCCGATCTCGTCTATCCCTATTTACTACCCCTTTTTTACGGGGTTAGTAGCTACTGGTTCTGTTGGAACTGTAACTGCCACTTCTGGTAGATCGTTTACGGTTACTGGTGTTGTTGGTACAGGTATTATTAGAAGTGTTAGTACCGGTAAAGGCGCGACGATTACTTTAACCGGCGTCATAGGAACCGCAACTGTTACAGATCATCAGTGCGTAAGAACGTGGAATCCGGTGAATACTTTGCTTTGTTAGGAACATAAATGGCAACGACGTACTCCACAACATTGCGATTAACCTTGATGGGTACCGGAGACAATTCCGGTTCTTGGGGAACCGTCACTAATACAAACTTGGGTACGTTACTAGAGCAGGCCATCACAGGCTACGGCACAATTCCTGTTAGCGATGTTGGTGATACAACATTGGTAGCCACTACCGATGGCCTGCCCGATCAGGCTCGTAATATGTTCCTGAACTTAACGGGTGCAATTACTGGGACACGTAACGTCATTGTTCCAGCTTTAAGCAGTGCAGGTTTGCCTGTTACCAAAATGTATATCGTTAAAAACGGTACAACGGGCAATCAATCTATAGTTATTAAAACAAGCGCGGTTGGTAGCACAGGCGTAACTATACCCAACGGCGCAACACTTGTTGTTTGGAGTGATAGCACAAACGTCACCAATACAACCACTTACATTCCTGCGCTAACTGGGACTGCAATAACCAGCAGTACGATTGACAGTTCACCTATTGGTAGCACCACACCCTCGTCAGGAAACTTTACATCTGGTTCGTACCAAACACTTAATATCAGTACAGGCGGTAGTCTTACAGGTGTGACGCTAGCAAATGCTACGGGAAGTCTTGCAACGGCCACAATTGGTACAGCTACAATCAATGGCGGAACAATTAACAGTACGTCTATTGGTTCTGTTATTCCAAGTACCGGTGCTTTTTCCACACTGTCTTCAACGGGTGGAGCGCTTAACGGAACAATAGGCACAGCTACCCCTGCCTCAGGCGCGTTTACCACTCTAGCTTCTTCTGGCGTATATACAAATACAGTTGCTGATGGTTCATCACCGATGACCGTTACGTCTACGACAAGGGTTAGTAACTTAAACGTAGCGCGATCTGGCTTTGCGGACACAACAACAGTTGCCGCAAGCTCTACAAATGCAACGTTTTTCCCTGTATTTGCATCAGCTACGTCTGGCGCACAGGTGTCCAACACAAACGCCAATTACACATTTAATCCATCAACGGGTGCGCTAGCAGTTCCTGGTACTTTAACGGCCAATGCAGCATCATTGACTACACCACTGCCAACAACATCTGGTGGTACAGGTAGCTCGGCTGGTTTTCTTGCTCCTCGCGTGGTTACGGTTGCAAGTGGAACAACCATTACGCCCAACATCAATACATCCGATGTGGTGTATCAGCCCAACGTAACCTCTGCGGGTACGTTGACAATCAATGCGCCCACGGGCACACCTGTTGACGGACAGAAACTAATTCTTAGGATTAACTGTACCAATGCACAAGTTTTAAGTTTCAATGCAATTTACTCGTCTTCCAGTTCACTGGGTTTCCCAGCGTCTACGTCTGGTGCTTCTAAGACCGACTACTTAGGGTTCATTTACAATAGCGCCACAACCAAGTATAACTTTGTTGCTCAAGTCCTTGGCTTCTAAGGAGTAGCAATGGCAACATATTATTGGCGCGGTGGTTCAGGCACCTGGAACAATGTTAATACAGCCAACTGGTCTACCTCTAGTGGCGGTGCTGGTGGGTTTGGGCCTCCCACTAGAGAAGATGCTGTAATTTTTGATTCGGCGTCTAGTGGTGCTAACTACACTGTGCAGGTTAGTGTTTATTCTGAATGTGCACGTATAACCGCCACGGCTCCAGCAGCGGGTAATATTACTTTTTCAAATACAGTAGCCAATGACGGTACTTTCCTACAGTATTGCGGCTCGGCAACTGGCGCGTTGACCACAACTATAAACATATATAACGGTGCTATTTTTACACCCGGCGCTTTTGGATACATGGCTATATCTATGTTTGCGTTTGCTAGTGGTACGTCAAGTGTTACGTTTAATGGTAGTGGATCGGCTACCCAACCTATTGTTTTTTATATAACTCATGGGTCAAGTAGCGTAGTTAGTACATTGAATTTTTGTAATTCAACTACGCAAACATTTTCTAGTGTAAACGTTTCAAGTGGCTTAGCCTACGGGTATCCAACAAGCACTACCTATAATACTTTTAACTGTACATCAGCCACTATATCAATAATTGGCGGCGTATACGGCACAGAGTTTTTTGGATTTGGAAGGCTTGACGGTGATGCGCTTGGTAATTTATCAGTATCCCAATACAACGGTAACATTGTTCTTACTAGTACTAGCCTTACTATTGGGGCGGCGGCCACACTTTCCACGGCTCCTTACGGCGGTGCGTTTTATATACCCGCTACCGGCGGTGTAGGAGGCTCTCTTTCTTGTTCTGGCACAAGTATTAGTATTTTACGAGTGCCAACAAGTCAACCTACTTCTGCATATTATTTTGAAATTTCTGCAAACCATACTTGTAGCACTCAGCTTGCAAATTTAACACTTTCAAATGGTGCGCCCGCTGCCCCCGGGTATAGCGCTAGTTTTGGAAATGTACCGGGGTTAAGCGGTAATTTGGTCGTATCAAATACTGTTTCAAATGCGGCAGGGTTATATTTATCTATATCCCCATACATTAATAAAAACTTTACTATTGCCGGGACAACTACAATAACAGCGGCAACCCTTAGTCTTCTTTTTTTTAGCAATTATAGTGTTACGCATACTGGGGCCGTATCACTAACTGGCAGTGCGTTAGGTATGTCTACATACAACGGTACTACAAGTGGTGATCTTACTTTCAGCAGTACATTAACGTCTACAAACCCAACTTCTTTTGCTGGAGCGCACTCAATTAATTTTGCAAGTTCCCCAATAAAGGCTGCTGGTAATGTAAGTCTTGTTGATACAACTTTAATAGCTTATGGCATTACTACAACAGGCGCAAGCAATACTTGGACACATGGCACTGTAAACGGAATCTTTTATTACTCAGATATTTATGCGCCCGTTTCTTTAACAAAAGGGCTTACCACTCTTACAAACGTTGGTTATCGTGGTAACAATATAGTAGCAAATTGTTCTTTTGCTGCGCTGACATTATCTGGCGCAAGTTTTGATACGAACGGCGCAATAGTTATTACCGGCAATGTACTACTGTCTTCTTATTCGACACTCTTGTTGAGTGGTCTTTTTGCTAGCTACTACTCGGGTACAGGTGGAATAAGTATAACTGGAACTTTGACCTCTACAAACGCCGGAAATGTTGATAGTTATCATGGTGTAACAACAGGCACTGGCAATCTATCGGTAAGCTCAACCATAAACCTTACGGATGCTCGCGTTATTATTAACGGTAATGTATCTAGCACCACGTTTACGCATTCAAATGCGGTTGCAAATGCCGTAAGTACTGCCAGTCAAATTACCGGTACTTTTTCTACTACTGGTGCTATTAGCATTACCAAGGCCAACTACACTTTCCAAAATAATGTAACTGCAAATAGCGGCGCAAGTAATATAACTTTAACGGGCTGTAGTATTACTTTTCTTGGAACTATAACTGCTTCAACTTTAACGGTAGCAAATTCTTTAACCGTATATTCAACCATAAATATTTTTGCGCTTCCAACGCTAGTAAGCTTGACTTCTACTTCAAGTTCTACTGGAGTGCATGTCATAATATTTAATGGCGTTGGACTTGCAGCAACCGGCGCAATATCTTTAGTAGACACTCAAATAACTGCTGCATCCGGAGCGGTCACTTGTACCACTTATACACACAGTAATACAGCGGCGGCGGCCATTGCGTTAACTAATTCCTTTGCTACTCTTGGTACTACTGGCGCAATCAGCATTACTAGAGCTGTGTATAGTTTATCTGGTGACTTATCAGCAAATCTCGGGGCGGCTAATTTAAGTTTATCCCTTGCAACCCTTACCACTAGCACTTTCATAAACGTTGCGGCTTTGTCAGTATCGGGGTCAACTTTAAATGTAGGTACCAACTTAACCGCTACCGCTGTAACCGTCCCCAATAATGGGACTACGTACTCAACTCTAGCTGTTAGTAACGCTACATCAATTACAAGTTTGGCTTCCACTTCTAGTGGAACCGGCGCACATGCCACAACTTTTATTGGTGCGTTTTCAACAACAGGTTTGGTGTCTTTGGTAGACACTACGTTTAATTGCAATGGTACAACTAGCATTGGCACAACTTGGACGCAAACAAAAACAGCAACGGGAACAACAACTAGCTCTAATGTGTTTGGTGGTAACGTTACCTTTGGCGGCAACACGGCCTTTACAAACAGTGACGTAATGTTTTTGGGCCAAACAAATTCTGTTACAGGTACTTTTTCTTTTACCGTTACTAGTGCTGCTGTTGTAGTAAGTACAGGCAGTTACGCTACAAACGATAACCCAGCAATTACGTTTTTATACAATGGTGCTTCAACACTTAGTGTGTCAAGCAGTTTTACAATTACAGGCGCAACGACAAATAGAACAAACGTGCGAACATTTGTGCCTTATGCTGCTCAAGAACCCATAAACTTTAAGTACAACCAAGTAACAATTAGCGTTGCAAGCGTTTCGTTGAGTTATGTTAATTTCCAAAACGTAACGGCATCAGGCGCTACGCCTTGGACAGGTACGGCCTTAGGTGACGCCACTGGGAACAATAACATTACGTTTGCCGCTGCTACATCTCGTTTTCTTGTGGCGTCTAGTGGTACTGTTCAAAGCAACACGGCAATATGGGCGACTAGTTCTGGTGGGGCTACGTCAATTAACAACTACCCACTAGCTCAAGACACAATTGTCGTAGACAATAACTCTGCTTCTGTTGGCGCTGTTATTGTAAACTTTGCCAGTGTTGTGTACGCTACCAACGTAGTTGGGCAGGCAAGCATAAATCGGTCAGTAACGTTTTCTAGGGCTGATCGTAGTTCGCTTATATTGCTAGGGAACATAACGCTATTTACACCTACCGCTGGGGGACTTCTTTTTGATCTGCTTAATATTACTTTGGACAACGCGTCCCCTGCGGCTGCACATGTACTTTCTTGGCCTACAGGGTATGCGCCTATAGCTACTAGTAATACCGTAAGACTTTATACGTATTCTTTAGGGTCAACGACTCTTTCTGGTTCAACATCGTCAAGCGCTTATCTCGGAACAATTTCAAACCTAACCGCAGCTCCAGCTTCTGGTTCTTATGGGGCAATTACGGTAAGCGAAGGAGTTGAGACTTATTCAAACGTAGTACAAATTGCAAACTCAACCGTCCATAACTTCACGTCTTCAACGGTATATACAACTTATTTTTCTGTACCACAAGTTGCCGTTACAGCATATACATTGAGTTCAGCATATGCGACATTTAGCAATATACTTGGCTCAGTGTCTACTAATTACGTTGGTACCATAAACATCATAACTGGATTTGGCACCATACCAGAGGTGAATGTTGATTCCATTGGAACATTAAATATATCAACAAGCGGCCTTCCCGTTCCCAGTTCTTTAAGATTAGGCCCCGGTGGTTTTACCGCAAATTGCACCGTTGGTAATATGACAGGTGGAGGCACGGCAGCAGCATCAATTTTCCTTTACGGCAATGGTGCCCTTGCGGGGACAATTACCAAATCGGGTGGTGGTTTTGTGCAGTTAAACTATGTCCGTCCGTTTAACTTAAGCGCGGCCCCTGCAAATACGTTCTTTGCAACCAATTCTTCTCTAGCCCCAAGCGGAACAGCAACCGGTTGGACATTTTCAGCAGCTCCCGGCGGTGCAGCGGGTGGTAACTTTTTCTTGGAGTTTTAAAATGAAACAAATCATCGAAGCAACTTTAGACGCTAACGGCCAGTTGATGCCCAAGCACGAGATCGACCAATTATGCGCGGCTTGCGGGTACGACCTGACCGCAGAAGAACTTCAAGCTGCCACTTGCGCCGACTGCGGTGCACCCCTTGAAGTCAAACAAAACGCAACCGTACACGTGATGGCAATGCCTGTATTTGGCTCTGTCAATATGTAGCCATGAGAGATTGGGTCGAAGCGTTTATCGTTGCGGCTTTTGTGACCATCTTTGTTGTATGGGGCACGTTTACCATTCTATGGATATGGCAATGATTCATGCGCTGGCTCATTCTGTTACTGTTAGTGTTGGGGCTAGTTGGAGCCGTAGCCAAGAGCGGATGCCATGTGCGCGAGTTCTATGGGATTGCTTACACAGTCCACGACCCGACCATACGGCACAAAGAAATGATGGCGTGGCTCGACAAGAATGCGCCCTATTGCAAGTCAACCGAATACATGGTGATCTGGAACAATCTGGCAGAGTGGGCGGGCACGGCAGACTCCACATGGTTGCGTAATAAAGTTGTTCATGGCTACAGGGACGCACTTGAACGGGAAAAGAAATGACCAAGAAACCGCAAGAACCGATACGGGACACGAAGGAAAAGCTAACGCTGTACGTCACGCTGATGGTAAGCACCACCCTGTGCATCTCTGTTTTGGCCATGGTCACGGCGTTTCTATTTGGTTTGTGGGCCAAGGAAGTGGACAACGCAGAGATCTTCAAGATGATTTCACCCGCTTTTTCTACTCTTATCGGCGGCATGATTGGGTTCCTGTCTGGTATCAAACTCATGCAAAATGAAGACACCAAACCAAAGGATAAGTAATGGCGCAGTTTGAACCAGCCTTTGAGCAAATGATGAAAGACGAGGGCGGCTACGTCCTCCACGAAGTGCCCGGCGACACAGGCGGTATGACCTACGCGGGTATTGCTAGGAACAAGAACCCACAGTGGCCCGGCTGGACACTGGTTGACAAGAAAGAGTTTGGCGGCTCCCTGACGCCTATGGTGCGTGAGTTCTATCGCATCGAGTTCTGGGACAAGATGCGCGGCAATGAGATTTCAAACCAAGACGTAGCAAACACCATCTTTAACTTTGGGGTAAATGCTGGCATGGGCATGGCGGTCAAGCTTGCTCAGTTGATAGTTGGCGCTACGCCTGATGGCGGTATTGGTGCTAAAACCGTTGAAAAGCTAAACCAAGTCGCAGACGGGCAACGGTTCAAGGAGTCCTATGCCTTGGCTAAGATTGCCCGTTACGTTGAGATATGCAACAAAAACCCCGTGCAGGTCAAGTTCCTCAAGGGCTGGATTAACCGCACACTGAAAGGTCTAGCATGAGCTTGCTTGCCGTTGGATCAATTATTGAAGCTGTTGGCAAGGTTGCGGGCGACCTCATTACGACCGACAAAGAAAAGATGGAAATGGAGATTGAGCAGAGAAAGCTTGATCTTGAAGAGAAGCGCATTGACCAAGCCACAGACCTAGCCCAGATTGAGGTCAACAAGATCGAAGCTTCCTCCAGTAGCGTGTTTGTCAGCGGCTGGCGTCCGGCCATTGGTTGGATTGGCGTAGCGGCTATGGGGTATCAGTTCCTGCTGTATCCGCTTTTTCAGTGGTGTTGGAAATACTTGCAGGCTATGGGCTGGGTTCCAATAGGCATGGATCCCCCGCCAGTACTAGACGCAGACCAGCTTTGGGTGATATTATCAGGCATCTTGGGCATTGCCGGTATGCGTTCTTTTGAGAAGACCAAAGGCGTTGCCAGTAAATAAAGGTAGCCCATGCCATTACAAAAAATTCTGTTTAAGCCGGGCGTCAACCGGGAGAACACTCGATACACCACCGAAGGCGGCTGGTACGAGTGCGACAAGATCCGTTTTCGCCAAGGTAATCCAGAAATTATTGGTGGCTGGCAACAAATTTCAAACAATACTTATAGCGGAGTATGCCGTTCACTTTGGAACTGGGTTAGTTTAGACGGTGATAATTATGTTGGCGTTGGCACAAACGTAAAATTTTATATTGAAAACGGTGGTGCTTATAACGATATTACCCCCGTTGGATCAACCCAGGCGTTAGGTGCAAATCCTTTTTTAAGTAACGGTGCAAGCACGATTACAGTTACGGCAAACACAACAGGACTTACTGTAGGTACGTACGTTATATTTTCCGGCGTTACTGGAACATACGCACCAACGCTAAATGCGCAGTTTGAGATCTTATCTGTTGGATCCACCTCTTTCACCATATCTACATCTCCAACAATTATTCCAGCGGTTGCCACAGGGGGTTCAACTGTAAGCGCACAATTCTTACTTAGCGCTGGCCCTGCCGCACCGGTACCGCTTGTTGGCTGGGGTGCTGGTGCATGGAACGAGGCAGGCACTACTTGGGGTATTGGTGGAACAACTTCATCTGCTTTGAGGTTATGGAGCCAATCAAACTTTGGTCAGAACTTAATCTTTGGCCCACGTGGTGGCGGTATTTATTATTGGGATGCAACAACTTCAGTAACTACACGGGCGGTTAACCTGACAACTTTGGGAGATGCTGAGTGTCCTGTGGTGCAGAACACCATAACTGTATCTGATATATCTCGCTTTGTTATTGTGTTTGGCACTAACGATCCAAATGCGGCAAATCCAACAGCTCTTGATCCAATGTTTATTCGCTGGTCAGACCAAGAGGATCCTTTTACATGGATTCCAGCGTCTACTAATCAGGCCGGTAGTATTCGTTTATCTCACGGCTCTGAAATTATTACCACAGTACAAACTCGTCAGGAGATTGTGGTGTTTACAGACTCGGCTGTATATTCATTGCAATACCTTGGCCCTCCTTTTGTTTGGGGTGCTCAGCTACTTGGTGATGGCATTTCTATCATTAGCCCTAACGCCGCGTCGCAAGCATCTGGTATTGTGTATTGGATGGGCGTGGATAAGTTCTATGTTTATGATGGTCGTATTCAAACACTTAACTGTGATATACGTCGTTATATTTTCAAAGACTTAAACCAGCAGCAATCACTGCAAGTTTTCTCTGGTGTCAATGAAGGTTTTAATGAAATATGGTGGTTCTATTGCTCCGCGAATAGCACCGTTATTGACAGGTACGCCGTGTATAACTACCTTGAAAAAATCTGGTACTACGGCACAATGAGCCGCACTGCTTGGCTCGACTCTGGATTACTATCATTTCCTATTGCCGCAGTTTACAATACCGATACCAATACGGGCAATATAGTTTTCCACGAAAACGGACTTAATGACAACGTAACAGGCGTGCCTGCTCCAATTGAGTCTTATATAAGTTCGTCTGAGTTTGATATTGGAGACGGTCATAACTTTGGCTTTATCTGGCGGATGCTTCCAGATTTAACGTTTGAAAATTCAACCAGTTCTCCTAGCGGCGAAGCGGCTAAAATTACGATGACGCTTTATGGCCTGTCAAATTCTGGCTCTGGAGTTACAGAAACTGCCGGCGATAACGTATCTAGTAGCGCAAGCTATGTGATTACGGAAGAATTTACTGGGCAGATAAATACACGTATTCGTGGCCGTCAAATGATTTTAAAAATTGATTCTAATCAACTAAATACTGCTTGGCAGTTGGGCGCACCACGTATTGATATTAGACCGGACGGGAGGCGTTAATGGCTATAACACTCGATACCGTAACAAATCCTGCGGTCCCTAACTTACCGCTTGCACCCTTTGAGTATCAACGCCAGTACGGCGATCAACTGAATAACGTTTTTCGTTTGTATTTTAACCAATTGAATACTGCTGTAGCTACTCAGACTGCTAATGGTGTCACACTGCAAGATGAGATAAATGCACTTATATTGACTTCTGATAGAAATCAAACTCTTATTTGGTTGAACATGTAATGCCTTATCAAACAATTACTCCAGTTCAACTTGGCCAGACGGCCATAACAACTAGCTACACCACGCTGTATACGGTACCGGCTAGTACAAGAACGTATCTAAAGCAGATGGATATTTGCAACACAAGTGCGTCGCCTATTGATATTTACGTGTCTATTGTGCCAAGTGCTGGAACGGCTGGTACAGCCAATTCTCTTTTTTATGCAACCCAACTAACAGGCAACACCACGCTTTCTTGGACGGGTACACAAATTATGAATACCGCCAGCACCCTTCGAGTTAAGGCGTCAGCAACTGGTGTAACAATAACTGCAAGTGGCGGAGAGGCTGTCTAATGTCCATTTCACAATTTCCACTGCCATCTAATACACCCGATATTGGCGGAGTTAACTACGATGCAGTAGATAAGCTGCGGGTATCAACGCCGCAAGCTCTGATTGATACTGACTTTGAGTACGGCATTCAGCCTACAAAGTGGGAAACGCTGTCTCTTCAGAATAACCGTCAGTCTTGTTTTTATGATCCCTCTTCGCCTCTTACTTTTACAGGCATCTCAGGTGCGGGCACTAGGATTGTTACTGTACTGACCACGACACCTCCTCCTGTTGGCAGCGTTGTCTATATCCAGAACGCAACCGACTTTAACGCTTGCGGCTGGTTTTATGTAGACACTATTGTGGCGGGCGTAAGTTTTACGTATACGACCATTATTACAATTCCAGCAGGTTCCATTTTTGATCCCGACCGGACGTATATATGGCAAGGCGCGTTTTACTCTGGTTGCGGGCTTCTTCTGAGTTCAGCAACTGCGTTTACTTACGTGGGTACCACCATTACTTGCACAACTGCGGGTGCACACGGGTTAGAGCCAAACAACAATATATACGTATTAACCACGACAACAACAACATCAACAAATCCACCTAACGGCGCTTGGGTTGTGGCTACTACGCCAACACAAAACACATTTACTTTTGAGGTGTTGAACGCGCCAACAGGCACAATTAACAATACGGCTAATGCTTTGACGTTATTTGCGCGTCCCGATGGTGTAGTGGAGCAGCGAGCCTTTGATGGTGGCGTGGCGTTTACGGCAGG